TTAGAAGAGCTGGTAAAAAGATAATCGAAGAAACTGGTAAAACTGATCTTGATGTAGGATTTAGAGTTTTAAAATTAGATAGTTCAAATATGAAATAAACACGCTGTTGGCCGGAAGAATATAATCCATCTTTTATAACATAGAACCTAAAATTATGTGTTTTTTTATAATAAAATGATTTCGGGCAAAAAAATGTGAAATTATTATTGATACAATTATTTTGTATATTATAATAATATAATAGGTATTACTAAAAGCAATTGAGGTGTTAAATGGCACAATCAATAAATATATATCATACTCCTAAAATACAAACTGGAGATTTTCAAATAACATTAACTTGTAGACGTGATGAGGAAAGTGGAGAACCACAAACATTAGTAAACCCTACATATACGGTAGTATATAATTATGGTAAATATAAAAGAGTAGATAATATATGCTTTATAACATTTCATATTAAAGCTGAAATTACAAACCGAGGACAAGGATATTCATCACTCGGTAACTTGCCTTTTACAAGTATGAGTGGAGCCGGTGGGCAGGCGCTTGCTATGCAGGAGATGGGTGGCGCTATTGTCACGTCACTCCCTGGACTTACCTGCACAATACCTGATGGTACAACACAAGTTAATCTTGAACAAAATAATGGAATTTCAGCATTTACCTGGGATACAGGCACAGTTTGGATTGGATTTTCAGGCTCGTATTTTATTAATGAAAATCCATAAATTTTAATAATTGTAAGGAGGTGATTAAATGGGTGAATCGCTAATAACAAGGCGCGCAGGTGCGGGCGGCGGCGAGGCAACAATTACTTTTGAAAATTACTCACATGCTACAAATTTAGCACATACCGGTGCAAGTGCTTTATCTTCAGCTAGGTCATACCTAGCAGGAGCATCTGTAGGGGAATATGCATTGTTTGCTGGGGGGACCAGCAATATAAGTATCGATTATTCCACAGTAGACGCATATAATACGTCGCTTACACACAGCACTCCAACTACATTAAGCACAGCTAGAAGAGCGCTAGCAGGAGCATCTGTAGGGAATTATGTTCTTTTTGCTGGCGGGTCTACTACAAGTTCCGATACTAGAAGTGCAGTAGTCGATGCATATAATACGTCACTTACACGCAGTACTCCGACTGCATTAAGAACAGCTAGGTCATTTCCAGTAGGAGCATCTGTAGGGGGATATGCATTGTTTGCTGGAGGTGCTTCCTATTCTTCCACAGTAGACGCATATAATATGGCACTTCAACGCAGTACTCCAACTGAATTAAGTGCGGCTAGGGTAGGCCTTGCAGGAGCATCTGTAGGGGAATATGCATTGTTTGCTGGGGGAACCGTCAGTGGCTATCCTACCTATTCTTCCATAGTAGACGCATATAATACGTCACTTACACGCAGCACTCCAACTACATTAAGCGAAGCTAGGTCAGGCCTTGCAGGAGCATCTGTAGGGGGATATGCATTGTTTGCTGGGGGTCTAGGTAGTATAATTTCTTCCACAGTAGACGCATATGATACATCGCTTACACGCAGTACTCCAACTACATTAAGCGAAGCTAGAAGAGACCTAGCAGGAGCATCTGTAGGGGGATATGCATTGTTTGCTGGGGGTGCCCATAGTAGCAATTATTCCACAGTAGACGCATATAATATGTCACTTACACGCAGTACTCCAACTACATTAAGCGTAGTTAAGTACAGACTAGCAGGAGCATCTGTAGGAAAATATGCATTGTTTGCTGGGGGTGAAGGTAGTGGCTATTCGGCCACAGTAGACGTATACTATGGTACTTTGGACATAAGTTCATTTCCAGGCACAAAATACAAATTAAATACTATGTCCCAAGAAGCAACGAGCACATCTTTTGAAACATTATTTTTTTCAACACCTGTAAATGGATACATGAAAATACAAAATGCAACTTTACAAAATTAAATTTGGAGGATTAAAATGCTTAAAATTGAAAAATATGATAATTCTAAAACATACATGTTTCCAAACGGAGATTTAGCAACTCCAGAGGTCGTAAAAGAAAAATACCCAGCTGTATCTGCTTTCACGCATATAGTCGAAACTGATGAAGCTGGTGAGGTTATGTTCGCTCTTCAAAATTTAGCAGCTGTTAAGTCTCAAATGGGTATATCTTCGTCTTTAAGTGAAAAAGAATCAATAAAAAAGATAGAAGAAATAAGAAACGCGCCGGCCCCCGAACCTGAAGTTTCAGCTCAAGAAAGAATTGCCGCCGCTTTGGAATTCAGTAATATGATGAATATGTAGTTGTTTTTTTACAAGAAAGTAGTACAATAGTAGCGTGCCTTGAATACAGGGCCATCAAGTTTTTTTGTTTTTTTGATGCCCGCGTTGCTTCCGCGGGCGCTTTTTATTTGTTTTGCTTTTATTTTTATAATATTTTAATTCATTATATATGAATTGAAATATATCAAATAAGAACCAAATCAAATCTAACATTTCATCACCTCACTTACCCTCGAAACACGAGATAAGTTGGTGATGGCCCCGCGAATCCCAAGACACGCCAAAATTTATTATAATTGATTGACAAATTAATGTGAAATGTTATAATAGTAGCGTGACCCGGGAACGGGTTCATTAAATTGTAATTTTAATTACTACCGTGGTGTAAGCACGGTAGATTTTTTTATGAGTTCTTTTGTGTTTATTACCTAAAAATTACAAAATAAATTATGCAATTTTTGCAAAAAAGAGGTGCCAAAAATTGAATAAGATAAAAACTATTACTTCCAATATTGTCTCTGAAAATATTTTAAAAATAAAAGAGTTATTCCCAAACTGTGCAATAGAAACTAAAGATAAAAATGAAAATACTACTCTTAAAATCGATTTCGAAACTTTAAAACAAGAGCTCTCTGATGATGTAATTAAAAACAATGAAAAATATGAATTTACTTGGCCTGGAAAAAATAAATCAATACTTTTAGCGAATCAACCAACTGACAATACATTACGTCCCTGTAAAGATGAAAGTGTTAATTGGGATACTACTCAAAATCTTTATATTGAGGGTGATAATCTTGAAGTTTTGAAAATTCTTCGTTCTACTTATTTTCATAAAGTCAAATTGATTTATATCGATCCTCCTTATAATACAGGGAAAGACTTTATTTACAAAGATAATTACAAAAAGAACGAGAAAGAGTATTTATGTGAGACAAATCAAATTGATGAGGATGGCAATCATTTAGTTCAAAATAAAGAAACTAATGGACGGTTTCATACAGACTGGTTAAATATGATGTATCCTAGATTAAAACTCGCTAGAGACTTGCTTGCCGATGATGGTGTTATTTTTATTTCTATTGATGAACATGAATTTGTGAATTTAGCTCAGATATGTAACGAAATTTTTGGTGAAAAAAATTTCATTGAAAACTTCATTTGGATAAAAAACTCTATTAAGAACCTTTCAAAAACTACTTCTACAAATCATGAGTATATTCTATGTTATTCCAAAAACAAAAAAATAATCGAAAACGAATTAATTTTTAGGGTTAAAAAGCCTGGAATAGATGAAGTAAACCAAATTATTGAAAAAGCTAATTCTGAAAAGTGGTCAGTATCTCAAACTGAGCAAAAATTAAAAGAATTTTATAAATCTAGAAAAGATCTTAAAGGAATATCAACGTACAATAGGGTAGAATTACGAAAATGTGAGGATTCGGCACAGAAATATCTGAAAGTCTATAGCTTTGGTGCTATTTCTGAACCGACCCCAATAGGAGCATCTAATACATATGAAGTTATACACCCAAAAACCGGTCGCCCTTGTAAATGCCCAACCTCTGGATGGCGCTTTAGCAGGGATAAAATGGATAAACTTATAAAGGATAATCTTATTTATTTTTGTGATGATGAGAAAAAAATACCAAGGTATAAACGCTTCCTTGACACCGTGGAAACTGAAGTTATTAAATCTACATTTGAAGATTTTCATGATGGTAAAAAATTATTAATGAGTTTATTTAGCGGTAAAACATTATTTCCATATTCTAAACCAATTTCATTAATAGAAAAATTTATTAAATTATCAAAAACAAATGATATAATTTTAGACTTTTTTAGCGGTTCAGCAACAACAGCACATGCAGTTATACAATTAAATGCCGAAGATGTTAGAAGAGCTGGTAAAAAGATAATCGAAGAAACTGGTAAAACTGATCTTGATGTAGGATTTAGAGTTTTAAAATTAGATAGTTCAAATATGAAATAAAGACACTATTTGCCAGAAGAATATAATTCATCGGTGCTAGCACGGTAGATTTTTTTAGAACAATATGGTATAATAATAGCGTGCCCTGTAAACGGGTTCATTAAATTTTGTAAATATTAATTACTACCGTGGTGCTAGCACGGTAGATATTTTTAGAATAATATGATATAATAGTAGCGTGGCTCGGGAACGGGTTCATATTGTTTTAAATATTACTACCGTGATTGTGGCACGGTAGATTTTTTTATGAGTTCTAAAGAAACTCAGAATTTGTAATATCAACAAGATGATATTCAAAATTTGAATGATCTTATCTCTCATAATCACCCCTCCTCTCTCTAGCGGACAGTTAGTCAGGAGAAATGAACCCGTGCAACCCAAGACACGCTGAACTAATTATACGTAAAATACAAAATAAGACAAGAAATTAGACAAAAGATGGGTTTTATATAATTTATTCTTTTAGGTATTGTGTTAGACTAGGAGAAATTGATATTTTGGAGTTAATGTGGCTGATATTATTGAGATTGTTTTATGGTTTTTTTCATTGTTGGCGGTATATGGTGCGGTATTAAATGTTTTAAAGAAGGAATCGTGTTTTTGGGTTTGGACGATATGTAATATATTTTGGTTAATATACGACATTGTAACTGCACAAACAGCACGTGCAATTTTAGATTTTATGAATTTAGTTACTTCCACATGGGGTATTATTGCATGCTTGAAAAAAGAAAAACCAAATGATTAATCATTGGGTTTTTCACACGCGGGCTTATCAAAATGATCACTATCTATGTCAACACAAGGTAGTGATCAATTAATAGGTTAGTCTGGTTGTGCCTCATATAGTTTGAACGTAGATTTACCAAGGAGACAAATATGTCAATATGAAAAAAAATATGAAAGTTTGTAGGAAAAGAGACACAACCAGATATATTGTGTGCACAAACCAAATTAAAGTCAAACAACTAATCAAAAACCAAAGTCTTCAGATAATTGACTAGTTGATAAGACTTATAAAAGATGCGCCCATTTTTTTTAATAGCACCAATAACATATAAATTCCTATACATAAATTGATTTTCTTTACTATCATGAATAAGAGCCTCAATTTTTCTAGAATTTTCTGTGCCATTTTGCCTAATATCGCTATACAAACCCAATATTGTTCTCTTTCTTTCTTTATCCAATTCACATAAGGCCGCAAATCTACCGATTTCGCAAACAACACCTGAGTCTATCTCAACGCCATCTATAACTGACACCATAACATCAGAATCGTCAAGCATCATATTGTCAGCATTATAAATTGCTAAGCTGCTGGCAAATAATTCTTTATTATTTATGCTTTCATTTTCCTGTGGTACATAAAGAGAAACATTTGGGATAGCATTTCTAATTTCGCTTGCCAAGAATTTATTATACATTTGATCTGATTCTGAAAATAATGAATTTGCAAGATATACTTTCATACAATCACCACTTATTGTTTAAGATTTTCAAGATAAACAAGTGAAAGTATAGAATAACCAGCAATGTCAGTCAAAGTATCAACTAATCTTTCGTCAGATTCTTTATCACTCATTCCCTTAAGTATTATTTGCTTTAACCTATTTAATTTGTCTTCTAAACGCACACATATAAGAGAATCACCATATTCTTCAAGGGTTTTGAAAAAACTATCACCATACATTTTATTTTTTTCAATAAGAGTGCCTTTTATTTTTTCACATCTAGATTCGATATTAGCTTCTACAAGAGATTGTAACATATAGTCCTTAAATACGATAAAATCTACGGTTGAGTAGAGCTGTCACTGTTATCACTGTCGTTAATATCAACAAGATTATCATAAAAACTCACATCAACGTCCCAAGCCTTAATTTTATCTAAAACACCAGATTTTTGCAATGAAGACGGCAAAAACAACTTAATCAGTCTATTCTTTACATTGTCAACCACATTAGCGTATACGTCAACAACTTTAAAATTAGAACTAACAAATTTTACAGATTTAGGGACAATTATAAATTTTTTTTCTCTTGCACCAATATATATTTTCCAAAGAGAAGCGGTACCTTTTTCTGTATCTACTATAAAACTACAATCATTCGAAAACAATTCTATTTTAACAGCATTACATTTACTAACTAGAGAACAGTTACAAGCCAAAAAGGCGGCATTTACCGCAGGTAATATTTTAAGTAAGTGTTTTTTAAAATTCATGTATAAACCTCCCCCATAATTAGTTTATATCATACCCAATCAAAAAAGTAAATAGATTTTCTAAAAAAATATTTTTTTTGATAAAAAAGTGATATTGACAAAAGAATTAAAAAAGAGGTACAATAATAGCAGGATACCGCTTTTGGCGGCTAGTCCTTAAAAGTTTTTCTAAATGTAGCCGAAACTTTTGCTAGAAGAGCGGCTATTTTATTAATTCTTTAATTATTTTAACTATAAATAAAGAGTTAACAACAATCTGAGATATAATAAAAATATCATTCAGACTCATTATATCACCCCCTTTAAAAGGAGAGTGACTAACCGCCCCGGACATCCTGCTTATATTATTATAAAACATTGACATTTAGTTTTAAAGTGATACAATAATAGCGTGACTCGTTTGCGGGTCGTTATGTTTAGTATTTTGTAACTATTACGATAACAACCACATCACTAGTGCGGTTGTTATTTTTGTATTCTTTAAATTGAAGAATCAACGAAGTTAATTCGATTGATAATAACAATAAGTCAAACAAATCTAACATGATGTCGCCTCCTTTCTGAGACAAACAGTCTCAAGAAAGAAAAAACGGCCCGCACTCAAAGAATCACGCTAAAATTAGTATAAAGCATTGACAAACGAATATGAACTAACTAAAATACAAAATGTCTGGTAGATACCAGCAAAAACGACAATCAAAATTAATCTCCTTTAAGATGCGGGAGGTTAATTTTTTTCTTGAGAATATTCTGAGATAATAGTATAATAGTAGAAAAGTATTAAAAAATAATATTAAAGGTAATGAAAATGATAGAGACAGGTAATTTCCAAGTATTTCTCTCGTGCAGGCGTGATGACGAAAGTGGTATTCCAGAAACTATTGTGAACCCTACTTATACAGTAGAATACAATTATGGTTCATATCAACGAGTTGATGACATATGTTTTATAACATTCCATATTAAAGCAAATATCACAAATGGAGGCATTGGATATGCTTCAATACTTGGGTTGCCGTACAAAAGTGCGGATTCGTGTGGCGGGCAAGCTTTAGCAATGCAGGAAATGTTTTGTGGTGCAAGCACAATTGGTAATTTAACATGTGCAATAAAAGACAATACTAAACAAATAAATCTACAGCAGAATAATGGGCTTTCAGCATTTTATTGGGGCTTAGGTACAATTTGGATTGGGTTTTCAGGTTCGTATTTTATAGATGAGAATGCACCATCTGGTTGGATAGACCCAATTTATAACCGTACGCAAGCTGATATTGATAAATTAGAATTATACAAATCGATAGGATATAGAAACTTAAATGAGCAACAGAAAACGGAATATTTAGCTGGTATGATTGGCGCGTTAAATTATAAAGATTTAAATAGGATTGAGAATGACCTTGAATTACTCAGTAGATTATTAAATATTCCGTATATAAATAAAACAGATTGGAATATGCTTGATATATTTGGCGGTGAGGAATCTGACCGAATTATTAACCAGTTAAAAAATATGGTATTATGTTTTGACTCAACTGGTTGGCCCCAAGTCCCAGATAGGCCACTTAACTATTACGTAAAAATCAACACAATTGAGAGCTTATTGATGCTTATGTATCAAGCGTGGATTGGAACTTCAATTTATACGTTTCTTACAAACAATGGTGACCGTTTCCTAACTAATAATGGCGAAAATTTTATTGTTTCAGATGGGGCTACACGAGTAGAACTTATAACTTCCAACCATGAGCTTATACTTACGACAACAGGTTATTTGAATGTATTTGAAAAACCTATTTAATCATTTAAATTAAATTCTGATAATATATTACTATTATCTCTTATATATTTGCTAACAATCATATTTAGGGCACTATTATTTGTCATACCTTGTGCTTTATTAATTTGTGTAAATTTATTCCAAGTATGCGTATGAACTTTAGCAGAAATAATTTTTTGTTTATTTTCTTGAAAATTTGGCGTTTTAATAATTTTATTTTCATATATATTTTTAGCCATTTATTACCTCAAGTAATTCATCAGTAAATTTTTGATAATCAACACAAGTATTAGAATTCGGAGCAAATTTGGCCAAAGGTACAGCTTTAAGAGATATAGCCTCACGACAAGCTACTGATTCACGTATTTTAGTATTAAAAGCTTTCAAACCTTTGGGCGCGAGCAACTTATTTATTGCATTCGATATTTCTTTAGAAACACGTGTATAAGGGTGCGCCTTTGTAATCAAAAGCCCAGCCAATTTTATAGAAGGATTGACTGTATTCGAAATTGACTTAACAACATTGAGAATTTCAAAGATCCCATTTATCGACCACCCCGATTCATCTGTAGGGAGCAAAATAAAATCGGAAGATGCTAAAGCATTTAAAGTCATAATAGAGAGTTGTGGTGGGGTATCAATAATGACATAATCATATTTGTTAATATTTGCCATTGAACGTTTCAAATGTAACAAACGATTAGAATCATCTAATACCTTAATATCAACATTTTTGAGACATTTATCTGATGGAATTATATCACCAACACTAGTACGTTGAATACAAAGATTTGCATTAACATCAGCACACATAATATCCATCATTGTGTAAGTATCGTAAGTTTTGGCACCGTAGAAAGTTGTTGTATTACATTGTGAATCTGTGTCTACAACAAGAACGTCGAACTTGTATATTTGTAATTGATTCGCAAGGCAAATAGTAGTTGTTGTTTTCCCACATCCACCTTTATTATTGACTACTGATATTATTTTACACATCAAACACCACCTAAAATAATACTTTTTATAATATTTATTATTTTAATATAATATACTGCACATGTCAACAAGTTTTTTTAAAAAAAAGGTGTTTTAAATGATAAAAAACTTAGTATGATAGACTCAATTTAGGTGACGAATAAGTGCAAAACATGGCACTTATTTTTTTGGTGGTTTTTATGGTAATGAAATGTGACGGTGATTGTTTTAACTGTAAATTTAAAGATTGTATTTTAGAATATGATGAGATAGAGGCTTATGAGGAACTTGACGAATATGTATTAGATACTAATGACAGAAAGAAGCGCAAGGCAAACCGTTTATACCATAAAAGTAAAAAATACAAAGAATACCAGCGCATATATCGTCGGAATTACTATAAAACACACAAATTATATTTTAAAGAATGGAAACATAAATACTATTTAAATAATCGTGAAAAGATATTAAAACGACAAAAAAAATATAGAGAAAAGCATCAAAAAGAAATAAGGGAGCGCCGCGAAATAAAAAAAACGCAGCGCCTTTTTAATATTTTAAAACCTATAGTGATGAAGCGAGTTGAAATGATAATGAACCTTGACAAAAATTAAAAAAGAGGTACAATAGTAGCGTGACCTGGCAACGGGTTCATATTTTCACTTTTAATATTACTACCGTGATGCTCACACGGTAGATTTTTTTAGAATAATATGGTACAATAATAGCGTGACCTGGGGACGGGTTCATTATATTGTTACTATAATTACTACCGTGATTTGAGCACGGTAGATTTTTTTAGAATAATATGGTATAATAATAGCGTGATTCGTTTAACGGATCGTTATAAGTTTATATTTATCGTTATAACAACCGTGTTTGTGGCACGGTTGTTAGCTTTAAATTCTAGTATTTGTATTGCTAGTGAAATTAATTCAACAGTCAAAAACAAACAATCAAATAAGTCTAACATTAAGTCGCCTCCTCCCTGAACGAAAACGACGTTCGGAAGAAAAACGATCCGTGCAACCCAAATCACGCTAAAATTAGTATAAAGCGTTAATCAAAAACTATCAATTTTTAGAATTCATAATCCACAAATTTAGTATGATCACCATCCCATTTAAGTTTGATATTGCGTGTCACACCATGTCTATTTTTAGAGACAATAATTTGCGCTTCCTGTGGGTCAACTTTATCTGATTTATCATAATAATATGGTCTATATAGCATCAATACAATATCTGCATCTTGTTCGATTGAACCAGAATCCCTGAGGTCTGATAGTAACGGTATGTGGTCTGCTCTTTGTTCACTTGCTCTTGAAAGCTGTGACAAACATATGATCGGGATCCCTAGCTCCATAGACATTAATTTTAAAGTTCTAGTTATTTCAGAGATTTCTTGTACACGATTTGATTTTGAAACAATTGGCGGTATTAATTGTAGATAATCAATAATAACCAATTCAACATTTGGTGTACTTCTAATTTTTGCACGAATTTCAGAAAGAGAAATCGCAGATTTATCGTTTAAAAATAACTTATATTCTGAAATATTATCTAATGATTTTGTAAGTAATTCACGTTCAAACTCTGTAAGTGCACTTATCTGAATTTTTTCTTGCTCTATTTCAGATGACATTGTTAAAACTTTTTGAGCAATCTGAACTGCTGACATTTCTAAACTAAAAAATAGAATAGTATGATCTTTTGCAATATTATTAGAAATACTAAGAGCTAAACTTGTTTTGCCCATTCCAGGCCTTGCCGCAATAAAAATTAAGTCTTCTGATTTTATACCTTTTATAGTTTCATCAAGGAGTGTAAACCCAGTTTTTATTGTTTTTTCTGATTTAGTAGTATCTAAACTAGATATCATTGCATCCTGTATTGATATTGTATGTCCCATACTTTTACCATTGCGGATTTTATATAGTTTATCATCGAGTTTACTTATAATTTTTTCAGGTGTTTCTCCACGTGTAATAAAGTTTGGGACTTGTGAACATAGATCCAATATTTGCCTTAGTTGTGATTTTTCGCGAATTATATTTGCGTAATTTTTGCTGGCACCAATGGATGGTACTATTTGAACTATTTCCAATAAATAATTTTTTATTTGTATTTTATCCATTGTAGAATCAGATGAAATTTGATTCATTAATGTAATGAAGTCAATTTTTTCAATATGGGTATACATATCAATAATAGTTTTATATATCATTTTATTAATCGGGTCATAAAAAAATGTTTCATTGGGGAGGACCCCTATTATTTCATTTATTATACTACTATCTAAAACCAATGCGCCTAATAAAGCCTTTTCTGCTTCTATATCAATAGTGTATGCTAAACTATCTTGTAACATATCCAATCCACACCCATTTGTTTAAAAATATTTCTACAATTATAGCATTTTTACAAAAAAACACAACCTTTTATTGCAAAAATAATTGATATTAATTTACTAAATATATATTTTTACCATATATATTTATATAAAAAGTATTCATATACGCTGGGGTGGTGATTAATATCAAACTTAAGAATATATTTGAACAAATAGGGTACAACATAGACGCTTATATTAATCACACTGGTGTAATCAAAAACTATATTGCTTGGTACTATGGTATAGTGGAAACATTTCACCGCTACTATATATTTAATGGTGATCAAAAAATATTATGTAGACGCTTTTCAATGGGGCTACCTAAAAAGATATGTGAAAATTTTGCTGATATTTTGTGTAATGAAAAAGTAGCGTTTTCGATACCTAATGAAAATTCTTCAAAAAAATTGAACGAATTACTTAAAAGAAATAATTTTCATTTTTTAGCAAATCAAAGTATTGAAAAAACATTTGCATTAGGTTTTGGCGCTTATGTACTTTCAATAGATCCTAAGATTGGAATTAAAATTCAGTTTGTAAGTGCTGATAATGTTATTCCATTAACATATGATGCTGATGATATACAAGAAGCAGCATTTATTTCTGACACGTTTGATCTAAGAGGCGAAAAAATACGTTATATTCAAGTCCATAGAAAAGACGAAAATGATAATTATGTCATATATAATTATCGTTATTTTGTGGCACCTGATGGAGAAATGACCCCATCTGAGCTTGATAATTTGCCACTTACAGTTGAAACTGGCTCGAATATACCTTGGTTTGCAATTATTAAGCCGAATTTAGTTAATAACCTTGATATGAATTCACCTTTTGGGCTCCCTATATATTTTAACTCTTTAGATGTTATTAAATCTTTAGATATCATGTACGACTCTTTTGTGTCTGAGATACAAAACGGACGTAAAAGATTATTTGTTTCGTCAGATGCATTAAGAGTAAACAGTGTTGGGAATTTACAACATAGTTTTGACCCAAATGATGTTATCTTTTACTTATTAGATAATAATTTAGGTGATTCGAAAGCTGGCAAGTATGTTCAGGAAGTAAATGGTGATCTTAGAGTCAATGAATTAAGGCTTGCAATACAAACTAATTTAGAAATTTTATCTTTTAAACTCGGGTTTGGTACGGATTTTTATAAATTTGAAAATGGTTCTGTAATGAAAACCGCCACGGAAGTCATGGCTTCAAATACGGAAATATATAATACTATTCATAAACATGAGATAGTATTATCTCGTGCTTTTATTGCAGTTGCACATGCAATGCAATATATTTCTAAAACATTTCTCGGTGAGAATATTGATGGTGAAGTGATTGTTGATTTTGATGACAGCGTTATCGAATCTAGTAGTTCAAGGCGCGAACAAGATAGAAAAGACGTTGAGATGGGTGCTATGTCACTCGCAGAATATAGGTCTATTTGGTATAATGAACCTATTGATGTTGCAAGACAAAAAATAGTTGATAAAAGTAATAATAAATATGGTGATTTAAATACTAAAAGTAATAATAATACTTCCGGATTTATATAATTCGGAAGATTCACCGCTTATTTCTTTTTATTCGTTTCCTTCATCATCCATTATTTTTTTTGTTTCCTTAATTTTCGTACGTTTTAATGGTGTGGTATAAAGCCACACCATACATATTTTATTTCAAGGGGAATAATATGAGCAATTCAATATTGCTTAACCAAAAAAAGCAAAATTATGATGTTTTTCGATCGTTAGTTGATGGTTCAATTACTTCTATTGATATTCCGTTTGGGACTCGTCTTATTAGAAATAGTGCATTTTATTACTACACTTCACTTGCAAGTGTAACAATTCCAAATTCTGTGACGTCAATAGAGCACAATGCATTTGCTTTCTGCCCACTTGCAAGTGTAACAATCCCAAATTCTGTGACGTCAATAGGAGACCGTGTATTTTATTTTTGCAATTCACTTGCAAGTGTAATGGTCCTAAATCCAACGCCACCTACCTTGGGTACTAATGCGTTTTATGCTACCTCAACAGCATTAGTAATTTATGTACCAGCCGAGAGTGTTTCAGCTTATCAAACAGCTTGGAGTGCTTATTCTTCTAAAATCCAAGCTATATCTTAAAATGAAGGAGATGAGAAATTATATCTCAAGCTTTTAAAACATATAAAAATGATCTTAATAGTAATGTATTAGATTTAATACAAAATACTATAAAAAAAATAAGTGCAAAGGCTTTAGGAAGTATTACAACAATTCGCCGTTACGCATTTTATCACTGCACTTCACTTGCAAGTGTAACAATTCCAAATTCTGTGACTTCAATAGGGGGCTATGCATTTGCTTCCTGCACTTCACTTACAAGTGTAACAATTCCAAATTCTGTGACGTCAATAGAAGGCTCTACATTTGATTCCTGCACTTCACTTGCAAGTGTAACAATCCCAAATTCTGTGACTTCAATAGGAAGCTATGCTTTTTATTCCTGCATTTCACTTCCAAGTGTAACAATCCCAAATTCTGTAACGTCAATAGGAGGCTCTGCATTTGAATCCTGCATTTTACTTGCAAGTGTAACGGTCCTAAATCCAACGCCACCTACGTTGGAAGGTGGTGTATTTAACAATACCCCATCGAAATTAGTAATTTATGTACCAGCCGAGAGTGTTTCAGCTTATCAAACAGCTTGGAGTGGTTATTCTTCTAAAATTCAAGCTTTGCCTAATTAAAGGGAGGTGATATATATGGACCCAAACACACCAGACTGGTTGAAACCTTTTTTAAAAGAAGGTGCATTCAAACCAACTCGAGATTTCTTATCAGATTTGGTACCACAATCTAGACTAGAAGCAATCCTCAAGTATGGATTTCTAAATCTAATGTCAACTTATGATAATTTTTTAGTAGAAGATGGCGATTTATTTTCACAGTTTATTACATCGGAAGACCAAATTTTCAAAGTTCTAAGTAAAAATTAAAAAGGAGAAAAAATATGGCAGATTATCAATCAGTACACTCAGGTGTAAATATCGACGATGCAGTAACTTCAGTATTAAACGGGACCGCTGGTATTCAGGGCGTGAAGGTAAATGGTACGGATTTAACACCTGATAGTGGGAACAAAGTCAATGTAGTAGTGCCAACACTTTTGCAGACCACTGGAACTTCTACAACGAGTACTATGTCACAAAATGCTATTACAACATCTCTTGCACAAAAAGCTGACACTAGCGATCTTAGCCAGGTTGCGACTACTGGTGCATATTCTGATTTGTCTGGAAGACCGAATTTGTCTGCTGTTGCAACTACAGGAGCTTATTCGGATCTAAGTGGAAAACCGAATTTAGCAACAGTTGCTACTACAGGAGCTTATTCGGATCTAAATGGAAAACCAAATTTAGCAACAGTTGCTACTACTGGAGCGTATGCAGATTTGACTGGCACACCAACAGTACCATCAGTTACCCAAAATACTGGTACTTCGACAACAAGTGTTATGTCACAAAACGCAGTCACAGTTGCACTTGGTTCTAAGGCGGATACTAGTAGTTTAGCGACAGTCGCAACTACCGGAGCATATTCTGATTTATCAGGTACACCAACGGTCCCGTCAGTTGTTCAAGCAACTGGTACTTCAACTGCAAATGTTATGTCACAAAATGCAGTAACACTATATTTAAACAATAAAGCTGATTCAAGCAGTCTGGCAACTGTTGCTACCACTGGTTCATATAACGATTTATTAAACAAACCCAGCGTTGCAACCAAAAATACGTATACTGCGACCTTTTCGTCGAACAGTTGGTCCGCAAATGCGCCCTATACTCAAACGGTATCAGTTTCTGGGATATTGGCTACTGATACGCCAATAACAGATGTTGTATTGTCAAATTCCTCTTCAACAGCTGCTCAAGAACTTAGTAGTTGGGGGAATGTTAGTAAAATCACGACGGCTGCTAATGAAATTACCGCTACTTGTTTTGATGAAGTCCCAACCGTAGATTTAAATATTCAAATGTTGGTTATTAGATAATGTTATATAGTCAAAAAATCACACTATTTAACTTTATTGATTCTTACCAACAATATCACAGTGAAGTTTTAAATAATGTAGAATATCAACAATCATATGCTAATGAGCGTGCACTTGGATTTGACGAATCTATCGATCATCTTATTGTTTTAATCAAATTCAAAGTAGTAAATGATATGAAACAAACTTTAGATGGTAAAAATTTTTATTTGCCAAACGAATTTGCATCACTTAGTGACAAAACAAACGCATTTACATTCCAGACACAGCGTGATTTTGTTGCACTTGGTGATTTTTCAAATTATGCATTTACTGATTTAGAAACATTCAAAAATGCATTCCCGAATAATATTTTTATTATTAATTTGTGGCGTGAATATCTGAGTGTGTTACCGCACTGGGAAATCACAAGTCTAAGGCATATGGGGCGCTGAACCCCGTTAACAACGGCTCTTAGGGAACTGACCCAAAAAAACAGTAATTAGGGAGCTAACCCTTAAAAAAGCTTGGAGGTATATATGAGCAATGAAATAGTAACACAGCAGTTAGAATCGGAGAATAGTGACGAAGAAACTGCAAATGCATCAGAACCTAGTGAAGAAGCAAAATTCGATTATAGGAAAGCGAGAGAAGAAAGGATAATTAGAAATACTGAAAGACGCATTTTGAAAGACTTAGGTGAGCATTCCTTTGAAGAAATAAAAGAAAAATTGAAAAGTAGAGCAAATGCTATAAAAGAATTAGAAACGCAAAAGAATAACGGTAGAAAATTCAATGTATTATCAAGTGGATTTGATGATCAATTTGTAGATTTTATAGTGCACGATATTACTCGGTCATTAAAAGATGGAGCAAGTTTTGACGATGCACTTGAAAAATATAAAAAGACACATCCACAGTTTTTAAGGAATAGTCCTAAAGGACCAATGATAAATACGGCACCAACTTTTGAAAATAATCAGGTTTCGGTGTCTTCACACGCACGAATGAACGATTTTTTCCGTGGAAAAATAAATAAATTTTAAGGAGAAATACTATGGCAGATTATATTACTAGAACTTCAGCACAGGCGTTGATACCCCCAGAAATATCGCGAGAAATTATACAAGGTGCCCTTAGATATTCTGTAGCACTTCGTATATTTAGACGTACTCGTAATATGCTTCGTGACGAACTTTTAATGCCTGCACTTTCAATGTTACCACAAGGTGGATGGCTAAATTCAGATAATGCAATAAAACCATTAACCTCACAGGCGTGGGAAATGGTTGAGATGTACGCTGAAGAATATGCAGCACGTGTCATCATTCCTGATAACGTACGAGAGGATGCTGCGTACGATATGTGGGGTGAGATATTACCTAGACTTTCTGAAGTATATGGTAAGGCGTTTGACCAGGCTGTATTTATGGGAATTGATAAACCAAGAAGGTTTAGATCTGATATTGTTACCGCCTGTTATCAGGCAGGTGCGGTTGTGCAGCAGACGACAAATATAAATAATGATATAAATAATGCACTGAGTTTAGTAGAGCAGTCAGGATACAACCCTACCGCATTGGTAGCGGGTGTGGGGATGAAAGCAAAATTTAGGATGAATGTTGACACTATTGGACAGCCAATATGGTTCCCGTTCATTGAGGCACTCGACAAATATTATTTGGACAATGGTGCATGGGATGATTCAAGAGCACTTTTGATAGTAGGTGACTTCCAACAGGCGTTGTATTCTGTAAGGGAAGATATGTCAGTTAGGATTTCAGCAGATGCTGCGACTAATATGACTGATGGTTTACACAGTATGTTTGATGAAGACAGTCAGGTTATGCGTGCTAAATGGAGAATTGGATTTGCTATTCCAAACCCGATTAATATTTTAAATCAGACTGGTTCAAGGTTCCCGTTCGCTATTATTGCTGCAAACCCACAAGCCACAACTTACACTGTGACGTTCACTGTTGTTGATTCTACTTCAGCACCGGTTGAAAATAAAACAAATTCAAGCGGTATTGTAGAATTTGTTTCACAGCCAAATCAAAATTATATGTACACTGTTTATAACTCAAATGGCACGATCTACAAACGCGATGCGGTCCAGGTAGCAACGTCTAATGTGAATATTTCCGTGACGTTAGATTAGCCTTGACTTATTTGTAGTTTGAGATATAATAATAGCGTGCCTGTGGGGCACGGGTTCATTAAATTATAAGGATTTTAATTACTACCGTGATTGTAGCACGGTAGCTTTTATTTGAGTAATATGGTATAATGGTGGCGTGACTCGTAAGCGAGTTCATCGTAAAATATTGAGCATTTTATTTACGACTCCCACGCCGTTTTCGTGGGGGACGCTTTATTTTTTCTATGATTTGAATAAATCTAAAGATTATATTCAAAATTAATAGTAAAATATTAAGCAACTAAATCACCTCACTTTCTCCTTAAACATACAGGGGAAAGTACGATGAACCCAACGAACAAATCACGCCAAAACTATTATAAAAAACTATAAACTATTTAACAATATATTGACAAATTTATAGTTTGTGGTAGAATAATGGCGTAAGCCTTTGACGGGTATTACTTTATGATAATAATAATAACCGTGTCGCGAGCACGGTTACTTTTTTGTATTATGATTTGAAAAATTAATAAAATGATTTCCAATATCTTAATCACAAAATTGATCACGTTATCACCTCTTTTCTCCAACAAAAATAGTTGTGGTAAGAAGTAATAGCCCCGTGCTTAAAGCTTACGCCGAGACTATTATAAAAAACTTTAATTTTTTTTACAATTGGAGTAATTATGGCACAATATCAATCATCACATTCTGGACAAGAATATGATGAAGCAGTGACAAGGGTACTTCAAGGTACATGTGGTATTCAAGGTGTAAAGGTAAATGGGACATCGCTGCAACCAGACAGTAATAACAAAGTGAATATCACCTCACAGTCACTTATGTCAGAGAACACATTTGTTCCAAGTTTAATTGGTTTTGTTACTAGTGGAACAGCGAATAACCCAACATATACAACAAATTTTTCATCTTGTTGGTATATGGTATTTGGTGATATGTGCTACATTAGCATTAATGTTTCATACAATGTCACAACACCTGGAAATGATTATATGGGGCTGAGTAGTTTACCATATAACGCGTATTCTGAAGGTGGAATAAATTGGCCACTTAGTGTTTGCTGTATGTATTCAAGCAGTGCTGATTTTACAAATAATATTGGGGCACGCATTGTTGGTGAACGAATTGAATTTATGAATAACAATGGCAAATCATTTATCAATTGTTCCGATTTTTCAAATAGTAGTTGTGTATTTAACATTGCTGGATTTTATAGGGTTGGTGTTTAAAATGTTTATAACTTATGAATATTATACTGAAACTTATAAAGGTGATAAATTAACACAAGAACAATTTGCAAAACAAGCCCCAAAAGCTTGCAGTTTAATTTCAGATGCTACGATGCTTAGAATATCTGATAGCACTATTAATAATTATCCTTTGCAGATTATTGACGTTGTTAAAAGATGCGCGTGTGATTTGAGCGAAAAGTATTATGATTTTGACCAGATCTATAACAATATCACAAATGTTGTTTCTGGCAAATCAAATGGGAATGTTTTATTTGAAAGATCTGGGCTTGCAGAAATACGTTATGGATATTCTGAAGGTATAATAAAAAAGTTTACTGATCCTGTAGAATTCAAGCGTTTTCTATTAGATACGATACATGAATATTTAAGACCACAACTAGTAAATGGAATAGTATACAATTTAACATCTAAAGTTATGTCAAATTCAAAGTGCTGCTTATGCAGTATTATTTAATTTTAGGAGGTTTCTAATGGGAGTACAACCAGAATCACGTGCAATACTTGGGCATTTATTAAATGTTTCAATGCCATTTTCAAAGGATGATAATGATAGAGTTTGGGCACTTATTTGTAACACTGAGGAACTTGAAGAGTCTTTCGACCCAGACACTGAGGAATTACATTATATTTGTGAAACTACTACAACCACAACGCTTAAAGCATATAACATATCAATGGAACTTAATATGTTATATCAGAAAGACAACAGGATTCAAGATTACTATAATATAATGTTGCGTACAATGCCGGTTGGAGCAGACAATAGAAGTGAATATATAAGATTCAATAAAGATGAAACTATTTTTAACACGAATAATCAATTTATTGGAGTTAGACGTGATGCAACTGTTTATTTAAGTTCAATTGGAGGAGCAGCAGACGATAATGGTTTGCAAGCTTCTATGACTATAAATGGAGAAGGTGAAGGCGAGGTAGGATATGTAACAGTTACAAATACCGGTAATATAACAACTTATTCATGGACACCAGCAAATACGAAGATACCCTACATTAAGACTATTGGTGGTGTATCGCAGGCAGGATATTACCCAGGAGTTAGTGTCACATTATCAACTAATAGTTTAGTGATAACAGGTTCTGGAGGTATTCCTAATGGGACGATCACAGCAATCACGGAAAGTGGCACAACATTAACCGGGAACACTGCAAACGTTAGTGCAAATGGCACTTGGACTATGTCACTTGGTGGTTTAACTGCCGATAATACTTATAATCTTGCTTTCAAACAAACTGTAAATGAAGTTGATTCTGTAACTACTAAAGCATATACAGTTAAAGTTATAGCTGGGTCTTAATTGAATAGAATAAAAAGATAGCCGCGTTTTGCGGCTATTTTTAAATTTCCCCTAATTTGAGGCTTTTATGACAATAAAAGAGATGCACTCATCTTTTTTTGATAAGAAACATTGGGAATGTATAGGATTCCCTTGGAATAATTATAAAAGTAACATGAACTTTTTAAAGGTTGTTAACCCAACAAAATATGAAAAAATATTAGAAGACAAAAGAGAACGTAACAAAAGATATGAACAAAAACACCCTGAAAAGGTTAAAGAGAGCAAGAGAAAGTATTACCACGCACATAAAAATGAACTAACAAAAATTGAAAAAGAGATGCTGGAGTATTTTAAATGAGTGACAAAATTGTAATTGGAATTGATATTGAGTCTAATGAGGCAGAAAAAAAATATCAGAATTTAATAAACAAACTTGCTGACAAAAAAATCGAATTACAATTTAATAATAAGAATATTCAAGAAGCTCTTAGCTCTATCAATGATATACAAAAAGTAATGTCACAAGTAAATGCCAATTTAAAAGACACCCCTGAATATTCTAAGTTAGTAAAAAGTCTTGAAGAAGCGAAGGGACGTTATCAAGAATTAATAAAAACAGATATTATTTTAAGAGAAGAGATACATAAAACAAAAATTGAACTTTCAAGTGGCTTTAAAAAAGGGATTGATAGCGCCATAACTTCTTTAAAGACTGCATCGGCACTAACTAGCGCATGGGGGCGGCGTATTTTTTCATTACTTAAAAGCGCATTTGTATTTAATATTATTTCACGATCTTTTCGGGGGATATCGACATTACTTGGAAATTTAATAAAGCGTGATACAAAATTTGCAAGTACATTATTGATAGTAAAGGCAAATCTAATACGAGCATTTGCGCCAATATTCCAGGTTATACTCCCATGGATCAGGGCGCTAGGGCGTGGACTTATTTGGATTACGAACCTTATTATTAAACTAATTAACTTTTTAGCTGGTGGAGAACTTATAAAACCGATTGAAAGTGTAAAAGAAGCACAAAAAACAGTACAAGATTTTTATAAGATTGCAAGCCCAAAAAAGAGTATGTTTAACCTTGAAAAGCCAGCAAAACAGACAAAAAGAATAAAAGATAATGTTAAAAAAACAAAAAAAGAGGTAAAACAGACTAGAGAATTATTAGCAAGTTTTGATAAATTAGAAGTATTAAAAGAAGACAGTTTGAAAGCACTTGAAGCTTTAGCTAATGATCCTTCAATTGATGTGAACGTTAATGGCCTTGATGACATTAAAGACATGGAAGTTAATTTAGACCCGGAGATTGATGAAGAATCTATAGAATCTCAAATAACGAATGCACTTAGTCAAATGGAAATGCCACCACTAGATTTTACTATAGATGAAGATGCACTCAAACAAGATATTAATGGCCTTCAGTTACCAACACTCGACTTTAAAATAAATTACGATGATGAAAAAATGCAAAACTTGTCAAGGGCCCTGATTATTATAAGGGACGTTGTTATAGGGATTGGAGTAGCAATTGCAACGTATAAAATCATAAAGAACATATCTAATCTAGTCTCAATTGGTACTGCAATGGTAAGTCCAACAGGATGGATATCATTAGCCGCTGGAGCTTTAGCATTAATTGTTTTGCATTTTGAAGATATTGTAAAATGGTGCAAAGAAATAGCAAATTATTGGGGGCCGAGACTTCAAGATTTTTTTGATAATGTAAAAAAGAAAATTGGAGAATGGATGGAACCACTAAAAAAGTTCATACAGTTTCTTGTTGATGGAATAGGTTGGGCATTTGGGCAATTAAAAGAAGGATTAGGGTTCATAGCACCCAATTTATCGAATCTTTCACCTAATTTCAAAGGTAAGATACCTGGGCTTGCACAAGGAGCGGTTTTAAATGGTGGGGACCCATTCTTAGCTTTTCTAAATGATCAACCACGAGGACAAACAAATATTGAAACGCCTTTAGCAACAATGGTACAAGCGTTTAAAACAGCGATCTATGAAACTGGGTTAGATTCTGGCACTACCGTAAACATTCGTGCATCAGGTGCAATGGGTGAACTTATAAGGAGACTAAACTTGGAACTTGATGATGAAAAAGAACGTGTTGGTAAATCGATGATAAAATTAATATAATTGAGGTGATTAATTAATGGCGCAATTTATAAATGGTAATGATACATTATTGATAGATGGGGAACCTTTTGGAGTTGGTCTTGTACAAATTACGAGGCATGCTGATGTATTAGATAAATATGCGCTAAGGACAATTGACGGTGATTTAAGGCGTGAGATACTCGGCATTTATTTTAATTACGAACTGACATTTGGTACTTTTTATGATATGGAACAATATGATAGGCTTTTTCAAAAATTGACTGAAAAGAAAGAGTTCCATATGATAACAATACCTACAAATACAGGATTTGATACGTATAAGGGGTATATTTCAAAGGTAAGAGATATAATCGAATATGTAAATGGAGAGGAACGAATAATAAGGGGATTGTCTTGTAGTATGGTTTCAAAAAAACCAACGAGGTAAAATATGAGACAAGTTGTATATAGTACAGTTATAAGAAATATATCAAATCAAATGAGGAAGTCACTCGCGAATAAAGTACTAAATGATTCAAGAATCTATGTACCACGAGACACTGGTCGTCTTGAAGCGAGTGGATATATAACAAAAGATTCAAGATACATAATATATGAAACACCATATGCAAGATATCAATGGTATGGCAAATTAATGTTAACTAGAGACGGAAGGGCTTGGGCGAGGAGAGGTGAAAGAAAATATCTTACCAATCGAAATTTAAACTATAACCGTAGCAAAAATCCAAAAGCAGGTGCTTTGTGGGTAAAGAGGTGTGTGGATGATAATAAACAAAAATGGATTAGGGAGCTTCAGGAGGAAGTATGATGATAAATAGCCCTATTTATGTGATATATTCACGAATTTTAGATCTTATAAACGAATGTCCATTTATACCAGAACAAATTAAACAAACTGGTGGCGTAATGTTATGTGAAACCAACGAACGCAAAACCGGTATGAGTGTATTATTATCTGTTAATTCGTCATCAATAAAGACTTTAGTGTGTGGTGAGATTGAGTGCATCTTCAATTGGATATTGGCTCGAAGGTGCCGAAATATCTTATGAGGGCGAAGAAACAAGTATTCTTGACTATTATCCAATTCAATTTAATAGTGGTGAAATAGTAAGGATGCAAATTAGTGAACATGCACATATATCTAGACGTTTTGAAGATGATTTTTTTCAGGTAGAACAAACAGTGCAGGCGATAACAAGATTTGTAAGTTGACAAAAATTAAAAAAGAGGTATAATAATAGCAGGATACCGCAAAAGCGGTTAGTCCGTTGTAGTTAATAAGTGAGATTATTGATAACCGTCACTCTTACACAGTAGCGGTTATTTTTTGAATATTTTATAGATTATTATAAATAGTATCACTATTAGTAATAGATCTATATTCATAAAATCACCTCCAATACTTGGAGAGTGACCAACCGCTTCCAGACATCCTGCTTATTTCATAATAAACTATTGACAAATTAATTGAAAGTGGTATAATATATAGTATAAAGGGTAATAGGAGGTATTATATGACATATGAACTAATAAAGAAGAACTTTGATAGAGGGCTGTGGAGTGAAAAACAGTTAGAGCTAGCAAAGACAAGAGGTTTTATTACGGAAAAACAATATAACGAAATAATAAAAAGAAATAATAAGTACTGACATACTCCGCAGGCTAAAGCCATGCGGGTTCTTGGGTCACCCCGCAACCTTATCGGGTGTTGCACCATTTGGGCAAGCCAGATGCCCATTGCCCGCATCCCTGTCTACGGACAATTGAACTAATGCCTCAGATGGCAATGCGATATTAAATGCAGCATTGACATCAGCATGTTCAAAGTGGCCACAATTCAAGCATTTAAAGTTCTTTTTGTTTCGGTCCCCTATATGTCCACATTTAGAACAGCATTTGCTTGTCATGTATGGATCTATATAGATTACCTCGGCACCTGCTTGTTGAGCTTTGTATTCAACAAATTTTTGTAGTTGATAGAAAGACCAAGAGTTCAAAGTGCCTCTTAAAGACCTTGATTTTTTCTTAGATTTTCTTATACCTTTTAGGTTTTCAAATCTAATTACGCTTTTGTTTGCCACTGCTAAATCGACAATTTTTCTGCTAATTTTATGGTTAATATCTAGACATATACGTTGCTCCTTGTTACCAATATTTTTTACTTTTTTATATTTGCCTTTTTTCTGAAGATGGCGCCTCATAGCTTTGTATTTTTTACGTACATGGATAGCCCGTTTCCCTAGTTTGTAAACTTTCCCTGTTTCTTTAACCGCAATTGTACAAAGATTCCCTACAGCATTGCAATCTACACCAATGTGAGTTTTGATTTCGAACTTAGGGCTTTCTTTAACAGTGCAAGAAATATATGCATATTTGTCGCCGATTTCAATTTGATTAATTTTTTCAACGCCTTTAGAAAATTCAATTCTAAGTTTTAAACAAGGTACATAGATTTCATTTTCTAATTTTTTGCAAGATTGAGACGGCAATGTCAACTTAACTGATCTGATCTTTTTAACATTTCGATTTCTTTTATGGTATTTATTCAAGATTTGACAACTAATAGCAGATTTTAGTCCTATATGTTTTACATCTTTAGAACTTAACCACTTAGGAGATTCTAAAGCAATTTGGGCGACTAATTTGGCTTTAACAAGTTCGTCAGAAAAATCTCGATTATGTTTTATCTTATATGTTAGTATCACTTTTCTCACCTCCAACTATTGCATTATACCACATCGTATGGTTAAAATCTACATACAATCTTAACAAAGGGATGGACCACGCTCTCATCCCAATGATTAATCATTTGGGTTTTCTCGCGCGGCCTTATAAATTAGTCCCACGCTTTCTTGCGTGGGAATTTTTCATGCCGAGCCAACGTACGGTAGCATCTGGTCATCCGGTCCACTAAGGCTTTCACAAAACTTTATTTTTCTATTTACCTCGTCAATTGTTAATTTATCAAGTTCATAATACTGAATATCACTGGTTGCATCATATCTAAATTTCATACCATGAGATACCATAAATTTTTTAATTTCTTTTTTAATTCTTTTTCGTTCACTACTTAGAGTAAAATCTTCATCATTTAGACTATACCTGGGGATTTTACAATCATAAGGCATAGTAGAGATGATTCTTTGAATTGAGCGCAAATAGGTTGTTTTTTCTATTTCATTTAATTTTGGATTATTATCAATTATTAACGAACAGATTTTTTCATATATTGCAAATTCTTCTCTAGCCTCGTCCAACTCAACTAGAGCTTGATATTCACCATATTTCCTATTAGGATCTCTAAGGACTTCAGATAGCCATTTCGTGTGTCTTTCATACCTTTGTTTACGATATACCGAATAAGGTGAATTAACACCTTTATACACACCAACACCAATAGATGAAAGAAGTAAGCCAGAACCAATTAAATAACACATAAGTCCATTAGTCATGTAGCACCTACTTAATATTATTTATATCATCTTTCATGTTTTCTGAAAATCTATCAGAGTCAATTAAAGCTTCTTTAAGTTGCATTATAGTTTCACGATAACGTTCCTTACTATTTCTGACTGTTGGGCTCATAGCACCAGGGACTTTATAGAAATAGAGGAAAGATTTCTGAGGCTCATTAAACCTATTAGCAAGGGCCAATCCAGGAATCCAAGTATTTAAATTTCTTCTATCAATTGCGCACACCAAAACATTAGAATCTAATACTTTATCAGTTTCGTTTATTATTTGTGAATGTAATCTTCTAAGGGCTTGTTCGGTACAATTAACTCTTTGCTTAGTAAGTTGAACACTCAAATCAAAATTACCATCAGAATTAAGTGAATTTTTTGAATTTTTTGCAAGGCCCCAGATTATATTATCTTTTACACCAGTAAGTATTTGTCGCCCGGCAATACTAGCGGCCAAAACAGCACCTTTCTTCATAGCAAGTGATGGACATTTAACACCAATAGATTTAAGCCATAAGCCAAGAGCCTCCAAAACTTCAGGAGCGATTTTATAAGCACCATTTACTAATTTACCACCAAATGTGCGAATATTATTATACCCTAATTTCTCGGCAGTTTTTTTTGTAACAAACGTTGTACCATTTTTAGCCCAAAAGGATTTAGTAGCACTCGTTGCGCAACGAGTCACCCCACCAGATGCACAACCGTACGGAACGAACATTACAACCAATGATATAATATCAAAAATATCCCAAGCAACTCCCCAATAACTTCGTTCAAGTTCCATTGAGACAGTAAACATTGATGCCACCACAGCATTTGCAATATCAATAGCGTGGTGGCTTTTGAAATTACCATATCCATAAAGGCCCCTACCTAAACTTGTAATAGAAGGTTTAATTGAAATTTCTTCACTTACGTCCGCCAAAAAATTCCGCAAACGTTCATTTTCGTCCTTACCTTTTAGTTCATAATTCCCACTATAAATAGCTTCAGCGTATTTTCTAAGAGTATCCATAGTATTTTGAATAGCCTTAAGATAATTTGGAATAATTCCCTCATTCGAATCAAAAGCACTATGCACATTATGAAGTGTTATAGTTCTTAGCTCATCATACAAGAAAAAATCTTCCTTACGAGTGTACGAAACATTAGTCGACGATAAATCGTGAATTTTATTATATTCTATTTCTTGATCCAAATATTTTTTTACTAATTCAGGATGTTCCTTTAAAGGATCAAGATTACCAGCGAAAGAGACGTGACTATTGAAAAACAAAACTCCAGCCCCAAGTATACAGCTCAACATTTTTTTAAAATGTCTATTAATCATAAAAACTCCTTCAAGTGCAAATCGCACATATTTATAAGATGAGAATATATTAAACACAAAATATAAAAAGTTGTCAAGGTTTATAATTAATACAGTAGATTTTCAAGCAGTTGGGGAATATAATGATTTAAGGTATGGTTTATTAAAGTGCGGGTCGTTTTTCTTTTTTGAGAAGGTTTATCTCAAGAAAGGAGGCGATAAAATGTTAGATTTGATATTCGACATTTTGATATTATCAATCGAATTTATTTCGTTGATTCTTCAATTTAAAGAATACAAAAATAACAACCGCACTCACGATGCGGTCGTTATTGTAATAATTAAAAATTAATTAGACGGCCCGTACGATAGGCCATACCTTTACTATATCATAGAATCAAAAAAATAACAACCGCACCTGCAATGTGGTTGTTATAATTAATATCAAAAACTAAATATAACGACTCGCATAATGAGCCATACCTTAATTATATCATAGAACCAAAAAAACAACCGCACCGGTAATGTGGTTGTTATTATAATATATATTCATAAATAACGACCCGTACAATAGGCCATACCACAATTATAGAATGAAAAAGATAAAAAAGTCAATAAATCTTAATCAGGGTTCCAAGAATCGCGTGTTAATATTTCACAATTAGTAACCATACCACGTGCGACATCGATATTTTGGTATACGATAGTCCCAACAGCTAATTGAGAATCATCTGAAGACATTAATTGAACAATATCAGAAGGTTTTGTATTAAGACAAATATATTCAAATTCGATTTTAACTTTATGTGAGTCAAGGTATTCTATTAGATTTATAGCATACTCTGGTTCGTCGTGTTCATTACTTCTTGAATCTAGATAAGCAGGGCCCACTGATATAATTCTTCCATTAAAATCTTCGTTATTAAATTGAGCATACATATCAAATTTATCAGATATAAGTTTTTCAGCATAAATCGAGACGCCATCTAGAGGTTCACTGGTAAAATCGATCTGAATACCCATGGCACCCATAAGTGTATAATTAAAAGTAACGGAAGGTTGGTGTTCAAATCTAATGGAACTTACATTAATTGGTGTTGGAAACTGATATTGCCCAGAAGAAAGGAGTCTAAATATAAAAGAATCTTCATTGAGTGAGTACACGAAATATTCTAGATTCACTTGTTTCAGAGGAGGCTTATTTTCTATTTTAGGTTCTGAAAGTATAAAGTTCGCGCCGATCGAAATAGGTGGTGATTGGCTATTGATACTTTTAATAATAAGCTTTGAACTTCTAGTATCAAGAACGCCCAGAGAGCTATCGAACAGAATACATTGAAGAGCGTCTCGGCATGTACCTACAGGTATAAAACCATTTACTTCTTTATCAAGTATATTTCTTTCAATGGGCGAATATATTTCGAACAAATCCTGAGCATTTAAACCCATATAATTTGCTGTTTGTGCAAATACATCAGAAAGGAAGTCATAAAAAGATAAGTTGCCAGTTGATAGAGGAGAGGAATTATAATTTATCTTACTCATTACTCCAAGTAATGAAAACAGATCAATACGTACCATATTTTCACGAACGTATGATATTTTATTCACATAGAATCTGCCTAGGAACAAATCAGTTTCAACGCCATCATTTATTATTTTAACCTGTGCATTTGATGGTGTTCCGGATCTAATAAAGTATGAGAACAGTTCATAAGTGTACATATTATTATACGACTCATCCAAATAGACCTCAGCTGTCAAGGTACTAATTTTTAGTTCCTCAGACAGTTCGCTACTTGATTCCATCATACTCATTTCAGTTATTTCTTCACTGTCAATTTCAAGTATACCACCGACCAAAAGATTTTGCAAGTGTGCATAGCTAAATGGTTCATAAGATTCCAAAAAATTTATTGATATAGCGGATATTGTTTTTTTAGCTTGTTTTGTATACACGGTATTTGAATCTATGTTATCGATTATTTCAGATGAAACAGAACCATTATAATAATCGATTCTTATTTTTTTGGGGTATATAGGGCCGAACTTAATAGTTAGTGTATAGAAGTCTGATATTACAGGTAGATCGCCATGTACCCAAACGTCTTGAAAATTACAGTTTTCATCGGATAGTGAATCAGACATAAACGCCACGTTTTGATAGGTATCATCGAGTGTTTCATCTAAAACACTTCGGTTTAAAGATAGATCCATAAATTGGTTTTCGACCTTTTCCACATTACTAAGTAGAGAAAGGTTACCAAAACTTTTGTTTCCACTACAAGTCCAAACAATGCCGTTATTAGCTTGTTTATTTAGCAGATTAATAGTTATTTTTGGTGATGTTTCCATATTTATATTATATACAAATCACTATAAAAATAATATATATATTATTACATTTTCCTTGAAAAAATCAATTCTTTGCATGTTAATAAAATTTTAGAAAATATCTTAGCGATTAAAAGATCATTTGTAGAATGCATTTGAACATTTGGTAGTGAAGTTACTACTATCATAGGTTGGTTAGATTCAAAACGTGAGTTAATAATTTGATACATGTTTGATATCAAAAATTTATTACTCAAGTCATGACTATCTAAGAAGTCATCTATTATGATTAAATCAAATTGTCTGATATCATCAAGCAATTGATTTTTACTTATGATAAAATCGTTGTGTAATCTCAATGCATTAGTATACTTACATTTAAAACCCCTATTTAATAATGCATTTGTGATACATAGAGCAATGGTCGTTTTCCCACTTCGAATACTTCCATTTATGAGTAGACCTTCGCTTGTATTTTTGTCAAAATTTTGTACATATTCTACAATTTCATCATTATGATCATTCTCTGGTATTTTATCAAAAGTTACGTATTTAAAATTAATATCGTAGAATGCATTTTTGACAAGATTTTCTTTTGTGATCTCGTAATCGTAAGAATGCATTTTTTCTTTGTGCTTTTTCATCTCGTTAATAACGCAGTGACAAGATATGCAAAGTAATTCATCACCAGATTTTATTTGCATTGGCATATTACATTTCCCACAGTACCAAATCTCATTTTTTTGATAATCGCCATCTTTAATTTTCAAGTTTTTCTTTGCGATATGTGCAAGTTTTCTCACAAAATCTTTCGTAAATTGATTAGGTGAAGAACTCATGATTATCTCCTTTCAAACTCAATGTTATTCAATGACGTAGCTGTTATTGTCATTATTTTCTTTTGTTTCCCCCGAATTTTCTTTTGTTTCCCCATCGTGCGAGGGCAATGGATAGAATGACAACCAATTTTTTTGTATGCTCCTGTCGACTATTTGTTTTTTTGTTTCATCGTCAGTTGATAGGGAATCTAGGCGTCTTAGAGATATCTCAAGCGCATACTTAGTCAAGGGCTTTTTAATAACGCTTCGCATCCTTATGAATTCAAGGATTGATAGAACTAAATCCGTATTTTTGGTATACTGGTTTACGAGATTTATTAGTTCCATTCCCTTTTTTTTAATTCTAACCCCATTTTTTTCGATTTTTTTTTCTTCAGAGGGTAATTTTACCTTTGAAGCATTTTCGTCGAAATTTGGGGCACTTACGTGCTCGTAATCACTATTTACGTTTTGGGCTCCTATCCCACTTTCGATTTTGTCATCTTTCGTCTTGACTTTTTCGTTACTTTTCTTTTCACTTTCTTTTGAAAAATAAATATTTTTAATTTTTTTTCTGCTTAGTTTATTTGTATACTTAGTCTTATTTGGGTTATTAATATAATATATATATTTATTTATATCTAAGTCTTTTTCTTTTTTTTTGCTACTTTTTTTTTCTTTTTCTTTTTCGACAAACTCTTTTTTTAAATCCTCTTTTTGTCCTTCTTTTTGGACATTTTTGTCCACGTTTTGGGACAATTTTGTCCCAATTTTGGGACAATTTTGTCCACTTTTTATTATTATCAATTTTGGTAGTTTTTTACAAATATATTCGTACTGAATATAACCATACTTTACTAGCTGATTTATTCTTCTTATTAACGTTTTTTTAGATATTTTATAAATCACTGCTAGTTCCTCTACACTTATTTCACCAAAATCCATAAGTTCACCATATATTAATCGGCACCCTGATGATAACCGCGTATCTCTTGCTATCTTCTTTGGTATTTTCAACATCGATCTAACCTCCATATTAATTTCATATATTCGATTTTAATTTCTTAAGCGTTAATATATCTAGTTCCTCTATACGTTTAAGGCTTGGAAATCTTTCTAATAATGATTTCTTAGATTCGTCGTCTACCGCACGTTCTCGACACATCTTACGTATCTCACTTATTAACTGCTTTTTTTCCGTTTCTTCGCGCCCTTGCACTGCATCAAAATAATCATGTTCTACTATGTTAAATGCTGACATCAAAAGATATCTCCTCGAGTATGTTTCCAAAGCACCAAGGTTTTGTATGCCATGCGCACCTTTTAATGCAATTTCTGCCATTGGACTTTCATATTCTAATACCTCACTTGGTTCTTCAATATTTATTATTCTCATAAGTGCCCTATCTTTCGTAAATGTAAATTGTATCATTACCTGATATTCTAAAGTTAATTTATTAATATGTGGTACGATATCACCAAGTTCAAAATAGTTATATCCTGCATATTTGTTTTTCCCCGATTTTTTTATATTTGCTTCCTGCAATTTGTTTGTTATTATCGCTACTTTCCCATAAATATTCATATTTTCACTCCTAAATTCTTAAATTAAAATTTATATTATTTGATTTTGACAACATTATATCCAACAAACATACTATAAGGTTATTCGCCTTCATATTAATTTCTTTTGCATACTTATCCAACTCCTTAGATATTTTGTCATCTAATTTAAGCCCAAACCTTGACGGTTTAAAAAAATCATTTCCTAATTTCTTAATTTCATTTACGTCTTCCAAATTATCAATATACCAAAACGGTGGCGTATATGGATCTATTTTTTTGTTACACTCTTCCCTTGTGTGCTCATCCATTATATATTCTATTATCACCCTCCTTGTCACCCCTAAGACTGTTGTCATATTTTTTCCCGCTACATTTTTAATTGCGTTATGCATCCCTTGTATTATGATAATAGTTTTGACCGCCATATTTAACCTCCAACAACATCAAATTTATTTTTTGCACCTCCTTTACTCATTTTATGTTTATTATTATACACTCTTTGTTTTATTTTGTCAACACTTTCTGAGATTTTTTTTATTTTTTTTTTAATTTTTTTGTCATCTAACGTTTTTTATGTAGAATGAATATAAAATAAAACAACTTTTTAGAACAAAATACTTTTTTTCTGTTCTAAAACTTTTTATTTTGTGTATTATATGTATATGAATACATAGGAGGTTCACAAAATGTCAGTTCTTAACACTAAAACACAATTTTTTAGGTGCAATGGACTTATCAGTGTTAGCAAATTAAAATCCAAGATATCTGAACATATTTTGGAGCTTGCGGTTATTAATACACGCATTAATGATATGGAGGATGAAATTATTAAAGGATATCACCTAAGTGATATTCCAAAAGACACTTCCAAATTATCTGATGAGTCTTTAATCGCTTTCGTTGAAAAACGCCAAAAGCTTTTTGATGTTCGTGATTCTATCAATAACAAGATTGATAAATTAAAATCAGAATGTACAAAAATTGAAAACGCAATTTCTCAAATGCCTGATTGCCTATATAAGACTATTATTTCACTTTCTTTTATTGATGGGCTTACTGCTAAGGAAATAAGTACTAGAATTGGTTGTTCTGTCCAAAATGTTTACAGATATACGCGCGCTTTGCAAAAAACTATATTTGGTGAATTAACGAATAATATTTAGTTTGGAGTATCAATATGGAAAAGATATTATTTGATGTTAACGTGCTCAAAATCCAAATTAATAAGCAAGGTGACACTATTGATATTGATCTACGTGATAGATCACAAGTTAATAGTATTCTTAAAGTATTTGATGAATTCATGAGCAAATATCAGGTTTTGGTAAATTCGAATTCAGAAGAAAATAATTGGGATAGTATTGAACAGATGGCTTCTTGGGTTGAAAATAGCATTTGTGATTTATTTGGCAAAGAAATAATTCAAAAAATATTTGGCGTAGAACACCCATCAATTCAATTACTTTCTAAGTTCTTAGTTGAGCTTTCTGCAATAATAATATCTAATACTAAAAAGTATGAAGACGATTTTATTAAAGATATTGAAGGCAAATATTCGTTAAAATATTTTAATCGCTTGAATCAAAGACAAACACGAGCTAAATTATGAATATTTTAATTGACGCATTGCCATGTGAATATGAAGGATATTTAATAAACCCTGGATTCCAAACTGGTATATTAATTGATCAGTGTTTATCTGATAAATCTTTCATAGACAACCGCGAACAATTATACACCGCATCCCGTCTATTGTTTGGGAAAGGTATACCACCCATAGAAGAAGCAATAAATGGATTAAACTGGTTTTTATCTGCTGGTGTTCCTAGCACAAAAGCACCAATTGTTTCTCATGAAACTCGCGAATACAAGACTTTATTTTCATTTGACCAGGATCAATATATGATATATAGCGCTTTTAGGCTACGATACGGTATTAATCTCAACAACGCTAATCTTCATTTTTTTGAATTTATTGCTCTATTTAATGACTTAGCTAACACTGCATTCAGAAATGTTATTGATCTTAGAAATATGGGCCATACAGATATCAAACAGTATTCACGCAGAGATCAAAAGAAAATTTTAGCTTTGAAACGACAGTTTAAAGTAGTTTCAGAAAACAAAAACGAGCCAGAGAAACAAACCACTAAATTTGATAAATTAATTGAGGAGTTTAATAAAAATGCTAAATAAATTTATAATTAACTGTATAGTTACAAAACCATTTGAAATCAAAGACAGTAATGATATTAAATATGTCAGAATACCTGTCGAATCAGCACGCGATTACAAGTCTAAAAACGGTAAATACTTAAAAGATTATATGTATATTACCGCTTTTGGAAAAAATGCAACTTCCGCTTTCGAAAAATTCAAACCTGGCTCCTCTATAATTGCAGAGGGCTACATCACAACAAGTTCATTTACAAAAGACAACGTAAAATACAATACACTTCAACTAGTTGCGTCCCACATTCACGATATTTCAACAGCATCAACAGATACAGGGCGCACAAACAAAGTTGGCAGTGATTCTAATATCCAACAAAGCTTTGATGACGATGATTTGCCATTTTAAAAGGCTTAAAAAATGAAGATTTATGTATTTCATTACAATTCAGGTATTCACAAATATACCTACATACCTTTTTAGACTCATTATCTAATAAGTTATCAAAATATTGTATTGGAAAATCTTCATAGATTATAACACTTGAAACGAGCACGGCACATTCTATTGACTCAGTACTTACAAAGTCATCCATAAGATACGCATGTTCGTTGTACCAATTTATAATTAATTTATATATTTTAAGAATTGATTTTGAGTCATCTTCTGGCTTATTTACAAGCCTCAGTAACCGCTTAATATTACCAATAATGTATTTCACATTTTTCATTTTAACCCTCCATTATTTTTTCTTTGATATCTACATATGCTTTACCATCAGTTAAACCACTACATATAGTGCATATTACAGAAGCACACTCATAAAGTTCACTAACTGTGAATTGTTCATATACACTATTAGTTTTTGGTACGTTTTTTTTTGTTCTAAGTGCACCAGCATTTAGCCCAAATACTTTTTTATAAACTAAGTTCTGGTAATGTGCGTATTTAAAAGATTTATGGGGGCTATCTGGTAACCCATTAATTACTTTTTGCATACAAACACGCATATCTATATATGTTTTGCGAGCACTATCAATTTGTTCATTAATTGTACGACTATCCATAATGCTCCTTTCAAAAAACATATTTATACATTATATGTCACTTTTTTGTAATTGTCAACAACTTTATATAAAAAATATTATTTTTGAGGCAACAAATGAATAATTTTTTATTCTATTATGGTAAAATATTTTCTGGTAAGACTACCACAGCAATTAACAAAGCTTATGAGTTAAAATCTCAAGGCAAAAATATATATGTTTATTTGCCTGATGTTGTTTGGGCACCAAATATTGTATCTCATAATGGGGATCAATACCCGGTATCACCTGAGTTACTTGGGGATGAGCATTTGCATTTTATTCCTTATGATTCTTTTGTTATTATTGATGAAGCACATTTTTTGCCAATTGAGGCAATCAATGTTTTGAAAAACTTAACTACTAACAAGCAATGCAATGTGTTTTGTTTTGGGCGCTTGAAACAAAAATTGTTAAAAGTTGCTGATAGAATAATTGAAGTTGCTAATACGAAAAAAAGGTTTGACACAAATGAAACGCCAATTTGAATCACAACATCAAAAAATTATTTTTGAATTCGCAAATTTTCATCCTTTACTCAAATGGATGTTCGCAATTCCAAATGGTGGGTTCAGAAATCCGAAAGAAGCTTATAATTTAAAACTTCAAGGTGTGAAAGCTGGGGTATCAGATATATTTTTGCCTCTGCCGAGAGGTGGTTATCATGGGCTTTTTATTGAACTTAAGGTAGGGAAAAACAAACCAACTAAACTTCAAAATGAATTTATAAATTATGCAAACCAAAATGGTTATTATGCAACAGTTGCTTTTGGCGCACAAAATGCCATAGATATAATAGAAAGTTATATAAAATGTAGGTGATTATTTTGAATAGTAAATTTGAAAAACAAAAAATATATATATCTGAAATGATAGATAACATTATGTTGGCTCCCATCCCGCCACAGTTGGAAGATATTAAAAAAACTATTTCCTTATTAGATATGCCAAATGTTTCGTATAAAAATACTTTGATATTTGCTTTAATTGTTTCTGTATTTTTAAAAGGTATTGCAAAAGGCGACCATGAAATTTTGGAATTCTTAATTAACGTTCAAAATGGCTCAATTAGTTCACAAACATCAAAAGCTGATAAAGTGTTTGGGAAATTAATTGATGCTATTAAGGAAATTAAAGAAGATGTTTGATGGATTTACTGAAAAGCAAAAATCATTTGTTCGAGATGTTATTATTGGAAATACTAAAAGGATCAATATATTAGAGGGATCTGTAAGGTCGGGGAAAACCTATGTGAGTTTAATCGCTTGGCTTATTTTACTTGCCCAAATGCCAAATGAGAATAATTATTTGATGGTCGGAAAAACATTGACATCTTTAAAACGAAATTGTTTGTCAATTCTAGATTCGATTGTACCACCCAAATTTTTTAAATACTCGCTAATTAAAAAAGAAGCGAGTATTTTTGACCATAAAATATTTTTAGAGGGCGTTAATGACTCACGATCTGAACATAAAATACGTGGTATGACTTTACAAGCAGCTTATTGTGATGAAATAACACTATATCCTGAAGACTTTTTCACAATGCTGTTATCTCGTCTATCACAAACTGGTTCGAAATTACTTGGAACCACAAACCCTGATTCACCTATGCATTGGTTCTATCAAAAGTTTTTAACTCGACAATCTGAAATAAGTTTAAAAACATGGAAATTTTTACTCGATGATAACACCACTATAGAAACTCAAATACGAAATGATATAAAAAAAGAGTATACTGGTGTTTTTTATGAAAGATTTGTGCTAGGGCGCTGGGTACAAGCTGATGGCATTATATATGATCAGTTTGCAAATGAACCCGAAAAATATATCATTAGTGATATAAAAAATTCACAATTAGATAGTATAAATATTGGTATTGATTATGGCGCGAGCAAATCAAATACTGCGCTTGTAGCTGTTGGATTTTGCAACAAATTTGAATCTATTTGTGTTTTAGATGAAATGCAAATAGAAGGTGTCCAATCACCAGAACAATTGTATAAATATATTGCACAATTTGTGAGAAAAGTATTTTCTAAATTTGGAAATATAAACAATATTTTAGCTGATTGGGGTGGCCTTGGGCAGGTCTTAACAAAGGGACTTAGATACTACCTTTATAGATATGTTGGACAGTTTCAAGTGTCGGATTGTAAAAAAATCAAAATTATTGATCGTATTCAGTTATTGAGTAGACTTATGAGTTTTCAAAGATTTAAAATAATGAATACATGTACAAATACAATTGAATCACTAAGAAATGCAGTTTGGGATTCAAGCGCAATAGATACTAGGCTAGATGATGGATCGGTCAATATAGATATGATAGATGCTATGGAATATGCTTTTATTCCACATGCTAGTATTCTTAATTCTAAATTGAACATTAGTCCTAAATTGGGAAGGATGAATATTATATGATTGAAACAAAACAAGAAATTTTTGATTGTATAGTCATTGGTGGTGGGATTGCCGGATTAACAGCTGGTTTATATCTTGCTTATTCATGCACTAAAGTTTTAGTTTTTGAGCGTGAATTGTTTGGTGGGAAACTCAATTATATTCCAACAGTTGAAAACTATGCTGGTTTTTCAAGTATCAAAGGAAAAGAACTAAGCCAAAAAATTTATTCACAAGTTTCTAAATTCGGGATTACTAAGTATGCTGAAGTAATTAAGGCACAGCTTGATGGTAAAATTAAAAAAATTTATACAGATAAAGGTATTTATTTTGCTAAATCTGTGATTATTGCTATTGGATCCCAACCACGAACACTTGAAGGATTTGAAAATGAGAATTTTACATATTGTGAACTTTGTGATGGGCATTTCTTTAAGGGCGAAAATATTGCTATTGTAGGTGGTGGCAACAGCGCTTTTGAATGTGCAAAATATATGAAGGATATTGCAAAAAAGGTACATTTATTAATTAGATCGAATCAAGCACGTGCTGATTTAAAACTAGTAAAAGACATATCCACTATTAAAAATTGTTTTATACACTATAATACGAAACTTTTGTCTATACATGAAGACGTTAAAAAAATTGAAATATTAGAAAATGGTAAAGCAAGCACACTAAACTGTGCGAGAGTATTTTTAAAGATTGGATATACATTTGATAATTCCTTATTCCCACAGTTAAAAAGTGATAACAACGGGTTTAGCATTGTTACTGGAATACCTGGTGTGTATGTTGCTGGTGATTGCAAATCGTCACCAATTAAACAGCTAGTAACTGCAGCAAGTGATGGTGCAATAGCTGCTATAATTGCAAGAAAATTTTTGTCTGGGATTGACAAATTAGTGTGAAATGGTATAATAGTAGCGTGACTCGCTTGCGGGTTCATCGTTATATGAAGTATTTATCTGTAACGACGTCCACGCTTCCTTCGTGGGCGTCGATTGTTTTTTTTGTTTTTGATAAATTCAAAGTAAACAAATTTGAATACTGTGAATAAAAACCAAAACCAACCGAGCATTTTATCACCAGACTTTCTCCTCAAACGGAGGGCAATTGAAAGTAAGATGAACCCACAGTGCAAGACACGCTAATCCAATAATAAACTATTGACAAATTAGTGTAAAATGTTATAATAGTAGCAAGGGCCCAAAGTGGCTGACCCTAAAAGATTTGCATTAATAACCGTAAACTTTTGATGTAGGAGCGGTTATTTTTTTATGAGCAAAAATATTATTAATAAAATCAAATACCGTGTTTGCGACACGGTAGATTTTTTTATGAGTTCTTTTGTGTTTATTACCAAAAATTACAAAATAAATTATGCAATTTTTGCAAAAAAGAGGTGCCAAAAATTGAATAAGATAAAAACTATTACTTCTAATATTGTCTCTGAAAATATTTTAAAAATAAAAGAGTTGTTTCCAAACTGTGTAATAGAAGCTAAAGATAAAAATGATAAGATAACTCTTAAAATCGATTTTGAGACTTTAAAACAAGAACTCTCTGATGATATTATTGGTGAAAATCAAGAAAAGTACGAACTTACTTGGCCTGGGAAAAAAGAATCAATACTTCTAGCAAATCAACCAACCAATAAGATATTAGTACCATGTAAAGAAGAAAGTGTTAATTGGGAAACTACTCAGAACCTTTATATCGAGGGTGATAATCTTGATGTATTGAAAATACTTCGTAGAGATTATTTGAATAAAATTAAGCTGATTTATATTGACCCTCCTTATAATACTGGGAAAAATCGATTATATAAGGACAAATTCACACATTCAGAATGGCTTAATATGATGTATCCTAGATTAAAACTTGCTAGAGATTTGCTCACTGATGACGGGGTTATTTTTATTTCTATTGATGATCATGAGGTACATAATCTTAGAAAATTTTGTGATGAGATTTTTGGGGAAGAGAATTTTGTCGCACTTTGTCCAAGAAAAACTACAGAGCATATAAGGGTTTTAGCAGCTTACGAATTACAAAATTTGAATGACTATGTAATTGTATATTGTAAGAATTTAAACAAAGTTCGTATCAATAAAAAAATTACTGGTGAAATTAAATATGAATATGAAGATAAAAAAGGTAAATATACTTTAAAGGCTTTTCAAAATTCTGGAGAAAATGGTACTAGAAGGGCAAGACCTAATTTATATTATCCAATATATTATAATGAACAATCCAAAAAATTATCTTTATTATCCGACTTAAATAGTATGGAAATACTACCTAGAAAAGTTAAATCGGAAGATGGAAGATGGTTATGGAGTCGTGAAAAATTTGAAAGAGATAACGAATCATTGGAATACAAAAATGGTACATTATATCGAAAAGTATATTATAATCCAGAAGAGGATCAATCAAAATATGAATCGCATAAAACTTGGTTAGATATGTATCCTAACAGATTAGGTGCTAAAGCACTAAAAGATTTAAATATAGGAGAATATTTTGATTATTCAAAGCCTATGGAACTTATTAAATTTCTATTAGATATGGCTGCTGATGATGATTCAATAGTTCTTGATTATTTTAGTGGTAGTGCTACAACAGCTCATGCCGTAATGGAACTAAATAAAGAAGATGGTGGTAATCGTAAGTTCATAATGGTGCAATTACCGGAAGCTTGTGATAAAAAAAGTATAGCGTTCAAAGAAGGATACAAAAATATTTGCGAAATTGGAAAAGAAAGAATTAGAAGAGCTGGTAAAAAGATAATCGAAGAAACTGGTAAAACTGATCTTGATGTAGGATTTAGAGTTTTAAAATTAGAT